AAGCAATACTATTAGACGACCCAGACGATCGTACAGTGCATTTCCGTATAGATGAACAGGGTTCTGCTGGTAAGACATGGTTTACGCGATATTGGTTGACTAAATATACGAAGGAGACTCAGTTGTTACGTGTTGGAAAGCGTGATGATCTTGCTCACGCTATTGATGAAACGAAAAAATACTATTTCTTTGATTGTCCCAGGGGAAGTTTGGAGCATTTCCAGTACTCCATCTTGGAACAGCTGAAGGACCGGGTTGTCTTCAGTCCAAAATACGACAGCACGACTAAACTTTTGCACCACAAGGCACACGTTGTTTGCTTTACTAACGAATATCCGGATATGGACGCATTGTCCGCTGATCGTTACGACGTTATTGAACTATGAGAAATTATCGACCTTACATGCCTGGCGCTCGTGCCCAGATGCTTCCGTTTGCACCTGCTCGAGTACACCGCCGTCGCTTTGCTGCAGGCCGAACTATTAATCGATACCTTAGGCGTAGAGTTGCAACAAGGTTTAGACGCAATTACGCAAGGTTTTTTACTCGTCTTAGGACCTCTAGCCTTCAGGCGCTATTGTATTATAGACGACTTACTCCCGCGCAGAGAAGACTCGTACGTTTGCGCTATTATCGTACTGGCGACAGTCGGATCTTCCACATGCAAGGTCGTCGCCCCCGATTCCGTCGCTAATCGAGTGAGTGCAGAACCTCACGACAGAAACCTAAACTAACATACACAATGATTGTAACAGATAAAGAATCAACCTAACATTAACCTCGTGGATCCTTATAGTAGACACAAAAGTCATATGTGAAGTCCACTGCCTCTCCCCCAGCCGTAGGTTCGGGAGGATTATGATAAAACATGACCACTGGATACCATGTCATTTTGTTTTCCTTGTCCAATGCACTATCTCCTGGCAACAGGTCAGAGATGAAGTTCATACGCTTATTACGCATTTCCCACCAGAAAGAAACCGACTTAGTGTTGTTTCCATGCACCTGTTCCTCGGCAGTTCCTTTGGGTCCCAAGTGAAAGGTAAAGTCTTTTTCAACATGGAAAGCCTTCCTGTCGATCGGCGCATTCGTGTTACGCCAATTAGCATTCCGCTGCGCGGATGCAGTCAGATTCAACGGCACCATTCGAGTGTTGTTATCAGTGTTCCTGAATATATGGAGCGTGTTTACGCCCATGGCTGTTCCACCCATGTCCGCATATGTGCGACGCCAACCACAGATGACTCGCACAACAGCTGGTGCTCCCGTAGCTTCATTTTGACACATTAGGTTGAATTTACACCCACGGACCATGAACTCCAAGCCTGTAACTTTAGAAGTTGCGATTGACGACACGCCTAAAGGCTGACTGACATCAACTGGTCCAGGAACATCATCATGCGTATCTTTGTCCGTATTCTGGAGAAGACCAGGGAACAACGCAATCCTCTGAATATCACCTGCCGCAGCGTTATTGATCACAGCTACTGGTGTGACGTAGCGTTTACCTTCAAAAAGGCCCAGAGCCGATTTCCTAACTCTCGTCCCCCAACGTAGTTTGCGACGGCGACCCCGACGTTTACGAGTCCGACGATAATGGATAGGATTGGAAGCACCAGCCCTATACGTCGCCATGCTCCCATGATGTCCTCGCCTACTTCGTGTTCCGCCATATCGTCGTCGTAATGGCATTTGATTTCTTTCCGGTGTTATGACTACAGAAGAAGAACCCCTTTTATTCCCTTGACGTTTAGGTGACACGTGTTTAGGATCGCTGTACGATGAATAGTTTGTCTCAGCGTCTATGAAGTCTCGAGTGTCTTGAGAGATATCACGATATGTTTGGGTTAAGCTGTTCCACTCGTCCCTTGCAGTCTTCTTAAGGTCGTGGGTGAATTTGTTCCACTTGGAACGTGCAGACATAATGGGTTATGAGGAGGGTCAGTATTACCCCTCCTCATCCCAGTCCGGGGTCCACCCCATAACCTATCCGGCTCGCTCTCCAGTCCCGTTTTTCCCAGGACCGCTCCACGGCCATGCGGCCCGAAGTCATAGAGCAACACACCATGACCGGCTGTAAGAAGTGGTGTTTCACCCTCAACAACCCCACTGAAGGGGAAGCCTCGTCGCTCGTCGATCTGTTCGAAACCGAGCATGTTAAGTACGCCGTCGTCGGCCGCGAAACAGGAGAATCCGGCACCCCCCACCTCCAAGGCTTCGTGTGGTTCACTGATCGCAAATCTTTACGCCAAGCAAAAGCAATCCTTTCTGACCGTATGCATTTGGAACCAACTAAAGGTACAGACAAACAGGCTAGTGACTATTGTAAGAAAGAAGGTGACTACGATGAATATGGTGAACTACCGAGTGTAGGAACGAAGTGCCAATGGGAACGATACCAAACTTGGTTACTCGCCCGCACTATTCCTCCTTCTGAAACGGAGATTTGCTTGGAATTTCCTTCACTTTATGGCCGCTATCGGGTTGCGGCTCTTCAGATGTCTCGCTTGCTGTGTCCGATTCCTCTTCACGTTGAAGGAGATCTTCGCCCATGGCAACAAGATCTTGAAGCAATACTATTAGACGACCCAGACGATCGTACAGTGCATTTCCGTATAGATGAACAGGGTTCTGCTGGTAAGACATGGTTTACGCGATATTGGTTGACTAAATATACGAAGGAGACTCAGTTGTTACGTGTTGGAAAGCGTGATGATCTTGCTCACGCTATTGATGAAACGAAAAAATACTATTTCTTTGATTGTCCCAGGGGAAGTTTGGAGCATTTCCAGTACTCCATCTTGGAACAGTTGAAAGACCGGGTTGTCTTCAGTCCAAAATATGACTCCACGACTAAACTCTTGCACCACAAGGCACATGTTGTTTGCTTTACCAACGAATTCCCAGACATGGATGCATTGTCTGCAGACCGTTACGACGTTATTGAACTATGAGAAGATACGTACTTGGCGACCGACGACGTTTCCGTTTCCTTCCAGGTCCTGCCCGCATCCGTCGAAGGCATCGAGCTGGTCGAGTACTTAATCGAACATTTAGACGTTATGCCAGAAACTACCTTGCATTTCAACGTCGTCTTAGGATGTCTAGTTTACAGTCTATACTGTATTACAATAGTCTATCACCAGCCCTCCAGAGGCGCATACGCATTCGCTTTTATCGTACTGGCACTACTCGTCTATTCCGTATGCAAGGTCGTCGACCCCGCCTTCGCCATATGCGAACTGATTACTAGCGAGTGAGTGCAGAACCTCACGACAGAAACCTAAACTAACATACACAATGATTGTAACAGATAAAGAATCAACCTAACATTAACCCCTCGGGTCCTTATAGTAGACACAAAAGTCGTACGTGTAGTCGACATTCACAGTGGTTGCATTTTCAGGATTGCTGTGATAGTATATGACCACTGGATACCATGTCATTTTATTTTCCTTGTCCAGCGCACTGTCAGTTGTCAACAGATCAGAGATAAAGTTCATACGTTTGTTGTACATTTCCCACCAGAAACTGATTGACTTGCGGTGATTTCCATGAACTGCTTCTTCATTCGGCGTAGTTGTCGAAGGTTTTGGACCTAGAAGAAACGTAAAGTCTTTGACCACGTGGAAAGCTGCCTTGTCGATTGGCGCAGTTGCATTACGCCACACAGCACCTCGTTGCGCCGCAGCAGTTAGATTAAGCGGCACCATGCGCGTCTTGTTGTCCGTGTTCCTGAAGATATGAAGTGTGTTTACGCCCATGGCAGTACCTCCCATATCAGCATATGTTCGACGCCAACCACAGATCATACGCACAACAGCTGGATGCGTTGTATTCTCGTTCTTGACAATCATATTGAATTTACATCCACGGACCATGAATTGCAACCCAGTAATTTTAGAAGTTGCGATTGTCGACACACCCAAAGGCTGGCTCACATCAACCAACCCCGGCACATCATCATGTGTATCTTTGTCCGTATTCTGAAGAAGACCTGGCAATAGTGCAATTCGTTGAGGGACATCCGAATCAATATCATTTTGTACAGCTACGGGTGTGACGTAGCGTTTTCCTTCAAAAAGTCCCAAAGCCTGTTTGCGAACTTTCGTTCCCCAACGTAACTTGCGACGGCGACGACGACGGCGACCGCGCTTACGATGCAAGATAGGATTGCTAGCCCCTGCGTAGTACGTTGTTCTGGACCCATGGCCTCCACCCCTACTGCGTCTTCCTCCATATCGACGACGTAACGGCATTTGATTTCTGTCAGGTGTTATGACTACTGCTGAAGAACCTCGTTTTCCACGCTGACGATCAGGTGAATGATAATCTTCAAGTTTCTCTGCTGCTTCTTGAGCGTTACTCGGTATACCAAGTTCTCCTTCTGCTACCTCTGTAAATTCGCGGTTGTCACCCGCGTTTGTTATAACCGGGTGGGTGAAGTCGTGCCAGTAGTGACGCCACCTATTGCTTTGCCACGGCATAATGGGTTATGAGGAGGGTCTAGTATTACCCCTCCTCATCCCAGTCCAGGGTCCACCCCATAACCTATCCGGCTCG